AGTATCTCCGGTCGCTCCTGTGGCTCCGGTATCCCCAGTGGCTCCCGTTGGTCCGGTTGCTCCAGTATCTCCGGTTGCACCTGTTGCTCCGGCGACTCCAGTCGCTCCTGTTCCCCCAGTGGCTCCCGTTGGTCCGGTTGCTCCCGTATCTCCTGTTGCTCCAGTATCTCCGGTCGCTCCTGTGGCTCCGGTTGCTCCAGTATCTCCGGTTGCACCTGTTGCTCCGGCGACTCCAGTCGCTCCTGTTCCCCCAGTGGCTCCCGTTGGTCCGGTTGCTCCCGTATCTCCTGTTGCTCCAGTATCTCCGGTCGCTCCTGTGGCTCCGGTATCCCCAGTGGCTCCCGTTGGTCCGGTTGCTCCCGTATCTCCGGTTGCGCCAGTATCTCCGGTCGCTCCGGTTGCACCTGTTGCTCCGGCGACTCCAGTCGCTCCTGTTCCCCCAGTGGCTCCGGTATCCCCAGTGGCTCCCGTTGGTCCGGTTGCTCCCGTATCTCCGGTTGCGCCAGTATCTCCGGTCGCTCCGGTTGGACCCGTTGCTCCGACGGCTCCAGTCGCTCCTGTTCCCCCAGTGGCTCCATTAGAACCAGTGGCCCCTGTCGCTCCGCTTGAACCGGTCGCTCCAGTTGCACCAGCACCCGCTATCAACGTGTAATCTGGTGACGTGCCTGGAGTTCCTGTTGGAGACGCCGTATTCACGATATATGTGCTACCGTTGGACGTCACCACTTGACCTACTGGATAACCTGGTGCTGCTCCTGGATCGAATGGCACAATTCCTGTTAGTCCTACTCCGGTCGCTCCGGTTGGACCCGTTGCTCCGGCGGCTCCAGTCGCTCCTGTTCCCCCAGTGGCTCCATTAGAACCGGTGGCCCCTGTCGCTCCGCTTGAACCGGTCGCTCCAGTTGCACCAGCACCCGCTATCAACGTGTAATCTGGTGACGTGCCTGGAGTTCCTGTTGGAGACGCCGTATTCACGATATATGTGCTACCGTTGGACGTCACCACTTGACCTACTGGATAACCTGGTGCTGCTCCTGGATCGAATGGCACAATTCCTGTTAGTCCTACTCCGGTCGCTCCTGTGGCACCTGCTGGACCTGCTGGGCCTGTTGGACCTGCTGGGCCTGCTGGACCTGCTGGGCCTGCTGCGCCTGCTGGGCCTGCTGGACCTGCTGGGCCTGCTGCGCCTGCTGGGCCTGCTGGGCCTCTTCTTCCAGGCGGACCTTGAATAACACACACACAAGGATCCTTTCCACAACATGGGTTTTTCCTTACTCTTTTACAGCTATCACACTCCCAGCAGTAATCTTCATGCGTGTCATACCAATTTCCTCTTTTATTAGATGTACATGATTTTCCACAATGTCTACATCTTTTCATAAGATCACCTCAAGTCCATACTATTCAATAATCTGATTTTGGTTCTGATCATTTAACCCTAATTATGTTGATTTAGACATTTTATTATTGATAAATATGTATAATGTTCTTTTTCTTATATAGTTTTCATAATAGCCATAGTTGGAAATTAAAATAAATGATACCCCTCCACAAGAAAAGAAAAATAAGATAAAGACACAAAAAGAAAAGACCTCCCCATAGGGGGAGATTTTTTCTAGATGAGGTAAAACCATAAAAGATGAAAGACATGCGGCCCGTATACTATATGTAAGTGGAATTGGAAAAGTGATTATTTATAAATTTGGAGTTATAACCACTAGAATATTAAGGTGAAATATGTAAGATAAACCTCCTTGAACGCTTGCGGATAGAAAAAGACCTCATTTGATGGTGAGGTCTTTTATATTTTTTGATAATTATTTCAATGATTTTTGAAGAGCTGCTTTTGTCTTTGGACCATAGATACCATCGGCAGCAAGACCATGCATCAATTGGAATCGTTTGACCGCATCCGCTGTTTTCGGTCCGTAATAGCCATCGACGCCGTTGTTTTTTGCTCCTTTGTCCGGGTAGTAGTAAACCGCCGCTAGGGCTTGCTGTAATGCTTTTACTCCCGCGCCCCTTGTAAGAGGCTTTGTCATTTTTAAAATGCCTGTAGGCAGGTTGTACGACTTCTTTGGTTTTGTTGTTGCTTCGGGCTTGGCAGATGCAGGTTTTCCACCTAACGCTTTCAATTCTTTTTCAATTGCTGATTTAAATGAGTTCCATCTACCTTCGGATAAAATTCTATGTGGACAATACTTTCCGTTCCAATCTTGGTGCTTGCGTACTCGATCAACACCCCAACCACGTTCTTTCAGTAACTGTGCCACGAATTTAATCGCCAGCTTTTCCGCAGCCTTGTATCTAGCGCCGCCAGACTTGCTATAACAAATTTCAATCGCAATGGACTTACGGTTACCTGTTCCGCTTGTTCCGTCTCCTGAGTGCCACGCATTGCGATCTAAAGGAATTCCTTGGACTACCTCTTTATCATCCACCGCAAAATGATAGCTCGTTGAGCTAGTGTTATTGATCATGTAACTAATTTCACTTTTAGCTGCTGCGTCATTCGCTGTATTGTGGATGGTAATGTATTCTGAATTCATTTTGTTCGGACATTTTAAACCGTATTTACTGGATGCAACCATTTTCTTTTTCACTTTAATTGTCAAGTTCATCTACTCCTTAATTTGTTTTTATATAGAAAAAAACCGCCGATTACTCAGCAGCTTTCTTTTACTCATTTTCTTCTTCTTTTTGGCTGTCATTTTCAATCACATGAAGCCTGTCAGTGATGGAAGCTGGAATTTTCACGCCGATCTGTGCAAGGTTTTCTGTGATAGAAAGCCCTTCATTTGCAATATAAAAAAGCACTGTCCCGAAGGTCAGCACTCCATTTAAGCCCATGATCTGATCAATGATGTTAGCCACAATCACAACCACAAAACTAAGCATTTTTCGCACGTAACCGAACCATGCCGTGCGGCTTCGTAGCTTACCGATCTTCCACGCTTTGATGATACCCGTCAGAACATCAATGACACTTAGCAGCACGAGCAAGTCCAGAAATTTCACTCCGCCGAATAGATAAGTCTTCGCCAAATCCAAAGTTTCAAAGTTAATAAACAATTTTATATCCCCCATTCATTTGTCACCTCCTTTCGAAGGCAAAATAAAAAGCACCTGTTAAGATGCTGTTGAACCTAAATCCACCGAGACAGCAGGCTTGTCGAACTTCAAACCTGTGATCTCTTCAAATTCTGTTTTAGTGATAACTTTCAACGAAACATATTCCCTCATAATTTCAGGCGTATACACGCCCCAATCCCAAAATACTTTAATGTCGGCCGCCGTTGGGTAAATCATGTTGCCCCGCCTTTCTGCAACTGCGTAACTTGCAGGGTAAGTAAAGCCGCCTGTTTTTTAAGAGTAGTTATATCATTAGGTAAAGGCGGTTTCGGCTGCATGCTCTCAATATACTCTTGAGTAGCCGATTCGCTCCACTCCCTTTTTTCCTCGTTATATTTTGGCAAATACAACCCTTTGGGCAGACCTACATTTGTAGCGTTTTTCGGCATTTCGTCGTACTCACTGATTATATCTTCACCCATGTACATAAAATTTTCGTCATAGTAATAAATGTGCATGATGCTTCCCCTCCTTTACCACAATGGAATTTCTTCGTTTATCTCAATACGTGTTACTTTTGAGTTATCGTTCGCATTTAACCCGTCGAACTTGAGTGCACCATCTACGCCAAGCGTCAAACGTGCTGCTCCGTATGATCCAACTGTAGTGCCTCCAAAAGTAGTTATACCGGATGGTTTTTGAGCAAAACGAGCAATGATAGTCTCGTTCGCTGGTATTCCTTCGAAAGACCCCCGAAGATGTAAAGAGTTTAGACGTATCGAGAATTTGAGTGGATTTCCGGCAAAGTGTTTTGTTGTTCCAGTAACAAGAGTGACTTGATTCCATGTGCTCTTTAACTCATCATCTGTTAAAATGCGTCTCCATCCTCGAAAGCCCTGTGCATGGAAAGTGCCAATCCACGTTAAATTATCAAATGAGCGTGTGGCAATGATTCTTTTGTAATTTACGTCACCTTGAAGATATGATGTTTCTAAAACTTCAACATAGTAAAAGCTACCGTCATTCTCAAACGGTACATTTACAAGGTTCGCCCCCATATAAAACCCCGTAGGCAGCGAAAAAATATCAGTACCATTTGGCAACCTTGCCACTTTTCCATCATTTGGCGTGAGTTTATAAAGCTGTCCGTTGTTCCATTTATCTTTCTCACTCTGGGTTATTTTATCTTCATTAGTAAGGACATGCTTCCAAACTGTCCAAGAAGAATCTTGATTGCGTACTCGGTAGTACGAATCCTTACCGTTCGTGTCATATGCAGTCTGTAAAAGAGTGCTGCCATAACTTATCACTATCATGAATGATCTATTGACCGATGGAGGTCCATTTAAACCCTTGTTATAGATAAGATAAAGACCGGTTGCGGTTATCTCGTTATAGTCGGTGGTCTCGCTTACTCCTTTATAAATTGGCTTCCCGTTATTTTGAGTAAGTCTATAAAGCTGTCCGTTATTCCACTTATCTTTATCAGCCTGAACAACATGGATTTCGCTATTGTTAGCATGTTCATCCGTATATTTTTTAGCTGATGCAAGTGCTGCATCTGCTTTAGACTGGGCGCCTTGTTTTGTTTCGATCTTTTCCAAGTCCTCAAACTTGGCTCTCAAATCATCAATCGTTTTTATAGACTCTTCGTAAAGATCATTTATCTTTGATTTTAAAGCTTCGAATTCGTCCACATAGTATTCTGTGACCGGGATAATATCCTGATCAATGAGAGACTTCGAAATGTTAAAAGAAAACTGGTGCACAGACATAGATTGATCATTTGCATAGTACAAATTTAGCTCAGCTTGTACTGTGCCGTAGTGCTTGACCTCTTTGTCTGACAAAACGTACTCGGCGTGACCGTTCACTCGATCAATAATATTTATGTCTCGAATGAATCGGCTGCCGTCAGACATAACTAATACAAGTTTTCCCGTGACAGCTGCTAAAGGCAGTGGTACTCCATCTTTCGTGAGTTTGAAAATGAGCCTTGCTGTCTGACGATCCTGCGTCCAAAAATTTATGCTGGTTGATACACTTGAACTGGTATATGCGTTTACATCAAAATCTAATCTCCCATTTTTAGAAACCATAAATGACACCTCCTATCTAATAAATACTTTTGCAATACCATAACCCATTTCGGAATCATAAGGCGTTTCAATATTCATCACTTGCCAATTGGACTGACCTTTTGTCGCAATACCGTTTTTAGCTTTGACTGAATCACCAACGTTTACCGTGTCATCAATCCGTACCATGACTTGTCCAACCAATCCAATCACATGCCATTCTTTACGTTCAGCTCTTGATTGATAGGCTTTTGACTTTTCAGGATCATAGTCAGGGTTTTCTATAGGTAAATCTAGCACCTCGAAAATTTCATTGCCTTCTTCATCATAGTGAGCAACTTCAACTTTTTGAGTTATCAAGGCACCAAAACGATCACGTAAATACTTCCCTTGCCATTCAAAGGTGGATTCTCCAAGAACAACTGCGGCAGTATTTGACACCACTCCTAGTAGATAATCACCTAATTGTGCTGGCATAATTTTTTCGCCTTTCAGTGTAACGATTGTACCTGTCGGAATCTCATGACCACTTGCGCTTTCAAAATACTCCGCGTAATCCGAAAGAGAAGACCCGCCACGTACTTGACCTGCACTCGTGATGTTTCCTGACTTAGATGAAATTTGCCATTTAAGATCGTTGTATCCCCCTGAAATAGTGTAACTCTTTGATTGTTTAACATTATGTGATGACAAGATTGTACGGGCATATCCATTACCCTTCGTGTGGCTGTTGTTGGATGCGATGACAGCTTGTCTTGATCCTTCGGTTGACGATCCCGCCCTAGAAGCTAATACACTATTTGCAGGACCTTTTGTTTTACATGAACCCGTAGCAGCAATGACCGCGCTCGAATCTGACAAAGCGTGTCCTGACGTTGAACCAGCAACCAATCCACCTTTTAAGCGTGTCGGCATCTGCTTATTAGTATTTTTAGCTAGATCTGCTGCTTTGCTATAGCCATTTGCGTGTACTCCTACAATCGTTGTTTGTGTATTAGGTGAATACACCCCAATGTTGCCGTTAGAATGAATAAGATTTCCTGCCATCAGTTTGACTGAATAGACCCTTCCACCTATCCCAATCCCTATAGGTGCGGAATTCTCGATATTAAAGTTCGTGATAGTAACATCATCAGCTCTTTGCGGGCCACCAAAAACTCGAACATCGTGAGAAGCTCTTTTAAAGCCAGTGATTGTTAAACCATTGATATCCACCCGTCTACTTTTGTATTGAATAGCAACAACTGGATTCCCTTTGTAGTCATAAGATGGGTTACCTATCGCTGTAAAATTAGTTACTTTAACACGATGGTAAGCAGACACTACAAGCGCTCTAGGCGATAACCCCTTGTACATATCATTAAATACAGGTTCAATCGACACACAATTTGTAAACGACACATCGCGCGCTGTTGTACTTTGCGGGTCAGATGCGCTGTGGTGTCCAATGTGTCGTGCATCATAGCTCCGCACGTCTCGATAAGATACATGATCTGATACATGAACATTTTGAGCCGCCGGCCATTGTGCATGTGCTTTGACCTCTACTCCTCTAATGTTCCCGCTTGTATAAGATCCGTTCACCCAAACATTTCGAGAACCATCATCTATCTCAATACCGTTTGAATTTGCTGTACCCTCTTTATGTGCTTTTCCACTCGGATTGGAACAATGACATTTATCAATAAAGATGTATTCGCTGTAATGAGTAGTGATACCGTCATCACCGTAGCCACTCGCCTCACAATTCTCAACCCAAACATACCGACACCCATCTTTTGTGTAATTAGATCCTGATATATTGTAAGATGGTGCGGTGAAGTCAAAACCATGTAATCCGGGATTAATTGATTGAACATTTTTCACCCAGCCAAAATGGACTTTGGCAAAAGTTAATGCACTTGATGCAATACCACCCGTTGCCCTCATGCCGCCCTGTCGATCACGATTCCAGTCTAATGAAAAACCATCAACATAAATATTTTTGTTGCCGCTATGGTCTTTGTTTGTTAAAAGAATCGTGCTGGCAGGTGCATCCTCATGAAGTTTGAAAGTAGTAATCCCTTTTCCCTGTCCGATCAATGCCGAATTAGAAGGAATACGTATTCCGCGAACGATGTATACGCCGGCAGATGCTTTTACTCGAACTCGCCCGTTTCCAAACGCCTTTTTAAAAGCCTCTGTAGAGTCTGTCTTTCCATCGGGTACGGCTCCAAAATCGTCCACATTTACCTCACGCTTAAATCTTTTTTCAATCTTTGCAAACTCGTAGTCTAAGCGATCTTTAGCCGTCTTGTGTATACTAGCGTCCGTTGCGACTCGTATATCTACAACCTCTTTTACGTCCTTGCCATCATGATTCAATACAAGGTTTGTCAATCTAGCCCACACATTATCGATCCTATTTGCAACGGTGAACAAACCATGTTTAATTTGATCTGATGTGTGAACTAAAACGCCCTTTTTGTGTGTTTTCAATTGATCTTCGTTTTGATTCAATTGATCTTCGATTTTTTGCATATCTTCACTCAACTGATGAGCGTATCTTGAGTTTCGAGTTGTATCATATTGTTTTCTCAGCCTTACCATGTTCTCACTCTCCTTTTTTGGCAAAAATAAAAAGACCCTATCTAAGCGTCTTGAGCATGTCGTTTATATATCGTTGTAAGTTTTTTACTTGTTTTGCTTGATCTACTGTTATTCGTTGTATGTCTTTGCGGAAGTTCGCAAATGTTATCGTTGGGCTGCTATACGGATTGAGAGGGTTATGCTGAATTGAGACAACTCTCAAATCGTCCTCAAAGGTTATTCCGTCTGCTGTGTCGGCGATGACATGTATCGTGTCGCCTAACCAGAAATCTTGCTCAATTTCAAGAAGTTTTGGTTCATATATTTTCTGAAACTCCACCTCTACTGTCATTTCAGGATATGGATTTACATGCTTTTTTAATGCTGAAATGATGCTGCTAGATTTTTTGTATCTCTCATCCTTAATTGGTTCCGCCCAGCGTGGTTTACCTTCAATGAGGAATTTATCTTCATCGGGATGAATATAAAGAACTGGTTCAAAAACATATTCAGGCTCTTTTTCTTCATCTTTTGATGCTTCTTTTTCATCTTTTGTTGTTTTGCTGTCATCCTTTGATTTAGAAACAGAATCCGTTTCTTTTTGAGCGCCGTATCCCCATGCCCGAGTTGTACAATTCTGAGAATCTGTCGTGATTGTGATCCCAGGCATGTTATAGCGACTATCAAGCACAAAATCTATTTCTTGTCCCATTTTTTTGTAAACATGGATTTTGTAATTATCTACGTCTAACTCTATATCATAATCTTCAATGATTTCATCCATAAGCTCTGTGGAATTTTTTTCACCGAAGTTTTCTTGTTCCGCAGAAGAAATTTCACCATCTTTTGCATGAATGACATATTTGAAATCAGTTCCTTTGAGAGCAATATCAAGCGCTTCTTTAATGCTTAATTTCTTAGAAACTGTTTTTTCAATTCTGTTATTAATTAATAGAACAGAAAAGATATGCGCAGCTGTAACCGTTTTTGTTAGCACTCCATTTTCCTGATGCAAACTTACATTCGTAATGTAGTATTTTTGATGATTATATTTCTTTTCATCAAGATATAAAATGTTGTCCACAACCAATAGCTCAAACTCTGTGGCATTTTCCTGTGTACGCGGCAGTGTAAAGCTGAACGATTTTTTACCTGTTGGATCGGCCGTGAAGTCAACAGACACACCAGTGATCTCTATGACATCCTTTCCATCCTTGCTTGATACGTGAAGCTGCGGGAAATCCACATCAGACGGCAAATGTTGATTGAGTGGCATGTCCTTCCCATCGTATTCCTTGCTTGGATATGTCGGTTTAGTTGGTGTTTCTGGTTCACTTGGTTCTTCTGGAACATCGGGAACGTCAGGAACGATTTCGCCATCGTACTTAGTCAGATTGTATTTTTCAATGATGCTGTTGAGTTTTGACGGGTAATGTATATCAGTAGCATATCCAGCTTTGAAAACGGCTGTAGTTGCCTTTTTATAATCTTTTTCACCGACCACTGCCTTGTAACGACTTAGACGAGTGTATAAGCTCCCAAGATCAGCTAAGCTCTCTGCGTATGATGGATACTTTCTAAACTTAGCTTGTATCCTGGTAACGTTCCCCTTTTTATCTTGCTCACTTGTCCACATCAGTACATATTTTCCGTTATATGTACCTTTGACCCCAAACAGATTGTTGGCTTGTTTAGAAAGACCACTCGTCCCGAAACCACTTTCTAAGCACCCTTGAGCGATGACAAGACTTGCAAGCACGTTATATTTTTTGTAAACCTTTTGCGCTCCCGGTGCCAGTTTTTTAATAAAGTCAGCCGCAGCCATGTCACCCCTCCTTATGCGTAATAGAACCTTGTGTCAAACACAATTTCAATATCGCTGGCGTTTTGGATTTCGAAATCGTTTCTGCCGATATCAAGTGACGGAAGCCTACCAGATGTCTTGAGACGTTTCTTGTTAGCAACGGTGTACTGTTTAATAAAAGAAACTTCGCGTGACTTAGTTAACTCATCTTCAATTTTCAATCGCTCCCCCGTTGTATGATTGATGATGGTTACACCTTTTCCCTTGGCTTTCAACGTGACTTGGTAATCATGCCTCAAAGGGTTGATTCTAAAATCTCCGATGTTGTAGATGCTGAACGTTTTTTTATTCTTGAATGAATACTCTAGGTCGTCACGCATCTCAATATTCATTCCAGGACTCCACCGTTCACCCTCAAATGATTGACGATTTAGTGATGTACTTTTCGATTCAGCAGCACCCAAAACATCCGTAAATTCTACTGTAAACACAACATGATTCTTTTCTTTTTCCTTTGGAACTGAAAAATTCCCATCACAAGTCACCAAGAAGCGCCTGTTTGGGAATAAATCGCAAGCAATATAGTATGGGTACGGTTTAACTAATAAAGCATATAGTTCACTTCTATAGCTGTAGAAATTTTCAGCAATGATTGAGTTCATATATATTTCAAGCTGAATCTGTCTTTCTTTGTACTTCACATCCCGTGGATGTTGCGGTAACATGATACCGTTAATTCGTGGCAATGACACTGTCTCAAATTCAACAATTGGTGAGGCAGGTGTCAGGCTTAACGGATGGAAGTGAGGAAGCAAGTCATTTAGACTTTGCTCACCCAATCCATTGTTAAAATCAATATATAATTCCATCTACCTCACCCCACTCATAAATGCTTGTTTTCTATATCTATCTCCTGTGGTTTGGTCAACTTTACGACCATCAATTTTGAAGTTAGGGTCCTTCGCAATTAATTGTTCAAACCCCTTCTGCATCATCATTAATCCTTGAGACAACAGGTCTATTTGTTGAGCCATGAGACCAATTTGTTTGTTTTGATTCTCAATCATCTGTCTCATGTCAGATCCATCTTGCTGCCTGCTCTGAGGCTTGTCTCCTTTGTTACTAATGCGATCAAGCATTTGTAAAGCCGTGGAGATCATACCTTCTCCAAAACTAGGCACCCCAAGCTCTTTGCCGAGATTAGAATACAACTGTAAAGAGCGTTTGCGGTACTTTGGCTCAGTGGTGATTGCATATTCGCGCCAACCGTTCTCCCCTAGCTGCGCAATTTGATGATTGTCAATGACACCACCAGATGCATAACCGATGTAAGGGCCACCGCGCGCCATAGATTTTAATCCCGGATGGTTATAGATACCGCCATAACGTTTGTTAAGATAGTTAATTGCGGCAACAATTTGGTGTACTGGATGTTTGATGTTTCCATATCCAGGCTTTTTGTATGCAGAAAATGTGCTTGGTATAAACTGCATAAGCCCTTGTGATGGGTGTCCTGCTTTCCAGTTACTATCCCATCTGTTAACTAATGTCGGGTTACCACTTGATTCCTTCATGGCAATGGTTTCTAATGCTTTTGCATAGGATGGGGAAATGCCTGTGATACCGATAGCTTGTGCAACCCACTTTTTGACTGCAGCACTACCACCTACACCTTTGAATGCTCCGCCATCGCCTCCAAAATCACCTAACGATTTTGTTAGAAATCCTAAAGCTCCTTTTTGAATCGTCTTTAAAATACCTGTTCCCAAACCGTCTATCCCTTTGCCGGATTTAAAGGGAATAAGACCGCCGAATATATTGCTGATAATTTTCTTTGGTCCGGCCATCACAAGGTCAAAGATATCTGACCCAAAATCTTTCACCTTGCCGACTACTTCACCAGCTTTTTTGACGCCCTTTTTAAAGAAATCACCAACACCACCAGCGTAACCCGGTAATCCCTGCGCCGTAATTTTTTTGGTCTGATCATGAGGCAGTACCGATGTTCCACGAGGTAAATCCCAAATTTGCGGACCACCAACGCCAACCATGTATGTTCCTATGCCAGGAGTATGAGCAAGCTCATATCCTTCCTCACCGACCAATGCACGACCGCCCGGATGGTAGTCAGTACCTTTGGCATATGCATTTTTTGCGCCGCCCTTTTTACTTCCGTAACCTTTAGGTTTCCATTCTGGGAATGTCGGCATATTCATGAATTTTAGTACTTCATTGATACCGCCCGTAATAGTATTGACTACACCTGCTAAATCAACAAGTAATGTATTAAATCCATCTAGCACTTCGCCAGTCTCCCAATCAACTTGATCGATATGTCCTTGTGCTTGTTTCTTTGCTTCTTTCACAACGCCTTTATGAGTTTTTTCAGCTTGGTCTATTGTTTTATCTTTCTGATCTTCTGCAGCTTTAACGGTCGCATCATGTTCTTCTTGGCTAATAGTGCCTTTGACGTAACACTGGTCATCTGCAGCTTTCACAACTGCATTGTATTGTTCTTCAGCATCACTAATGACTTTGTCTTTTGCTGATTTACTATTTTTCACCGGTGCGGCAGCCTGCTTTGCAGATAAGTTGGACGATTCAGCTTTTAGCTTTTTGGAAATGAGTGTTTGTTCATCCTTGCTTTTTGTAAGAGCCGTTTCAATTTCTTTATTCATTGCTTGTGTATGTTCTTTGACTTCTTTCCATTCTTTTTTAGTTAATTTACGGTGTTCTTTAGCTGCTTTTTCATAGATTTTTTTTACTTTATTCTCGTGTTTCTCTATTGCCTTTTGCTTTTTCTGATTACCTTCTTCGATGCTCTTAAGAATTCCCTTCTCGTCCTTATCTTTAAGGGCATCATTTTCCGCATAGAATTTCCCTAACACATCTAGGGCTTTATCAGCACTGTCTTGGTAACCTTGTTTCAACGTGCCTGCCATCTCTGAGAATTTACCTGTCATATCTTTGGCTAGATCATCTGTGATCTTTGTTTGATTTCGATAAAGGCTGTCTAATTTTGCATTGGCTTTTGTCTCCATGTCTTTATAAGCATTTATAGCTTTAGAAGTGGATTCAGATACTTTATCACCAAAATCTATCGTTGCTGGTAAGACGCGTTTTTTCAGGTTGTCATAATATTTAAACCCTGCTTCGCCTAGAAGAGTGACACCCGTTATTAACATACCTACAGGACCACCAAGCACAGATAAGCCGCCTCTAAGCAAACTCACAACACCTGCACCTTTTTTAAGGATGTTAAACAGGCCAAAACCACCCTTTGCAAGTTTTACAAATCCTCCTGCGCCTTTTACGGCATTTACACCCATCATCACTATACCCTTACCGAATTTTAATATCTCCGGCAAAAATGAGAGTGCTAGACCACCAATCATACCCATTGGTCCACCAAACATCATTAAACCGCCACCAGCAATACGAGACGTACCGCCAAGACCACGCATTGTCCTGGATGTTCTTGTGGCCGTTTGATTTAAACGGCCCATGCGTGTAGTCGCTAGACCAGTGTTTTGTTGTAAACGCCCCATACGAGTGGACATAACGGCCGTTGATGCTGCAGCTGTATTAATACCTGTCGCCGCAGTTCTTGAAGCGACACCAGCAGCAGCAACTTGTGTCGAGTATACGCCTAGACTTGCTGATGATCCTCTTACAGTGCCTGTAAGATACGTGCCAGCAGTTCTAAGCACTCTCCATCCCTCGGCCATTCTAGGGATGAGACTCAATAACAATAACGAAGCCCCGCCTAAAAGACTAAAAGCTGTTACGGCTGCACCAGTAACAGCAATAGTTCCCATAACAGATGGTGGCAGATGATCAAACCAGTTTACGATTTTTGTTAATCCATCTACCACTTTGCGGACTGTAGGAATAAATTGATTACCTAATGAAATAACCGCGTTATTTACGGCTGAACGCAGGTATTCCACAGATCCCGCAAGGTTGTCCATTTGCTCTTTTGCAACTTTTTCAGCTATACCGCCACTGTTTTCTATTTCTTTAGTGAATTTATTAAGCTTACCTTCACCCGCATGTAGCAAAGTGATAAAACCTGATAAGGCGTGCTGTCCTGCCAATTGTTTTGCAATACGTATTTTTTCAGTCTCGGTGTAATTCTTGGTCTTTTCATTAATTTGGCCAATAATATCTGCAAGAGGGCGCATTTTACCAGTAGAATCGGTAACGCTCAAGCCAAGTTCGTGTATTGCATTTCCTGCTTGTTTTGGTGGTGATGCTAACCTTGTTAAGGTGGATCGTAATGCAGTACCCGCCATATCTGCCTTGATTCCACTGTTCGCCATGATGCCCGTTGCGGCCGCTAACTCTTCCATGCTGACACCTGCAGTTTTTGCAGCTGGTCCCGCGTACTTCATCGTTTGACCAATCTGCTGCAATGTCGCATTTGAGTTCGTGAACGTGTAGGTCATTGCATCTGCTACTCGGTTTGTATCTTCTGCAGCAATATGAAACTCCGTTAAGATGTCTGATACAATATCTGACGTTACACCTAAATCTGTTTGCCCTGCTGCCGCAGTAGCAAGCAAGCCCGGCATGGCACCGATAATGTTATTTGTCTTATAACCAGCCATTGCAAGGTACTGCATTCCTTCGGCAACTTGTCCGTCTGTAAATTGTGTCGTAGCCCCCAAATGACGCGCCGTTTCTGTGAGGCGGCCCATTTCATCATTTGATGCATTTGCCACAGCACCGACCCTGCTCATCGCCTTTTCAAAATCCGCAGCTACTTTAACTGCGCCACCAATTGCAACGGTGCCTGCTACACCGATACCTGTTAATGCCTTCCCTGCCATTCCCGCAGCAGAGTAGACAGATTGCAACTCTTCCGATACTTCCCCGGCATTCTTCTTAAAAACAGAAAAAACACCAGCTGCTTTATTGCTGGTGCTTTGCAAATGCTCAAATTCATTAGATACCTGACGAAGCTCTTTTTCTAACTTCTGATGGACAGCGATGGACTCATTGAGTTTTCGAGCGTGAATTTGCGTTTCTCTTTTATCGCGCCCTTTTTCTCTGACCAATTGTTCATAACGTTTACGGTGTTCTTCTACTACTTTACCTTGAATACGATATTTATTGTTAAGTCCATCAACTTTGGCTTGCAATTCTTTTGCTCGATTGCCGGTATTCTTATAAATTTCAGTAGCTGCTTTAAATTCAGAATTAGCAAGACGCATTTGCCTTTGAAGACCTGTTATACCTCTGTTAAAACCTGAGTCATCCAGATTGACTTTGGCGACCATATTGCCGATTGCTTGAGTCATTTATGTACCACCCCGCTTTCCTGACGAAGATTTCAAGACTTAGAATATTTGATCAATCGTCACTTCTTTTGCTTTGCTTGATGCATTCAATTCTAAGAAATGAAAAATATCCATTTGATCAATTTCATGCATCTTCCAGCCTTGCTCAAGTAATTTAGTATAGATATTATTTAATTGATCTTTGCCGTTTTTTAAAGGCTCCTCTACGCCTTCATGTCGGGCAAAAAATCTTTTTCTTCCTGCGTTTCGGCTGCTTTAAATCCCATGATTTCCATCATGATTTTTCTAACTGCATCCGCAATTTCAAAGGATTGGAAGCCTTCTTGAAACTGATCGAAAGTAAATTGATTCTGAAAGACACGTACAATGAATTTAATTCGTTCATTCAGACTTTTAACAAGTTCTTTCGCATTCTCCGCTTCTACTGCTTTTTCATCTAACTCAAAAGCCTCATAGAGTGTTTTTGCGTTTGTTCTTGGCGCAATAAACGTTTTGTGTTTTTTCTCTTCTTCGAACCAAATAGAGATAGAAATTTGTTTTTGAGTCATCGTGACTCCTCCTTGTTTTTTATTTTCCAATGAAAAAAGAGAGCTTTTCAGCCCTCTTAAACACCTTTTCCAATATCAACACTGCTGCCGTTTTCTGTTTTATCATCTTTGTATGCTTCTCCAAAAACAGACTTGTAAAAAGCATCAAGATTAAAGTTTTCAGCATCTTCATCTGTGACCACTTTAAAAAGATCGTCCTGCTCACGGTCAACAAATTCCGCAGACAGTTTAATGGTTTGGAAATCTGTCTTATCTTCTTTTGTCTTCCACTCATCGCCTGGAAGAGAAAAACGCCCTTTTACTAAACCGACATGACGAGACTTCCCGTTTGCTTTTGGACCTTCAAACGTCATTGCGACCCATGGTGGGGTAATGTTCTTTTTGAACAAGTACAACCCGTTTTTGTCCTGTTCGATTCCTAGCAGCTTCGCAAGAATTTCCATAGGAAGATCCCGCATTTCAATTTCTAGCTTTGTAGAACCAGTTGAAACCACTAAATCGACCAGCTTGTTATCTGCATACTGCTTCTCTGTTGATGTCTCAGTTTCCACCTTCATATTGATTGCATATTCATATTTTAAAATTTCAGTTGGCACAAAGAATTTCCCTTTCTTTTGCAGTGGTGCAAACTGAACATTTTGCAAACCAGTTACTGAACTGTACTCAGCCATAGTTAGCCTCCTAGTATTATATTTTTTTCAAAACGATACCCTTTTCTTATCAATCTCTCTTTCTCTAAAAAGTCATTGATAGGTATAGTGGGCGCAAAATCTAAACGCTCCATCACATCACCAATTGCAGCCATGATGGGCTGTGGATCGGCATTGTGATAAACATCTATTTGATAGGTTGCGCTATCTTGTATGGGCCTGTTATCAGCCCATTTGATCGGTTTGTAGTTGATTTCTTGTAGCACGACATACGGCGGACTCGACTTTGTACCCTCTGGCACTGCAAGCTCATAGATGTCACCTTTGTCTATTAAAGACAAAAGCGCTGGATCATTCTCCAACGCTTCAAAAATGGCATTCTTGCAAGTATCTGCACGCCTTATTAAGTTTTGATTGATCATAGTTTGCTCAGCGCCTGTCGGTATTTATCTGCTACTCTTCGAATAGCCTCGTCCCATTTCGCATCGACAGTTCTCGTAAAGAATTTTTGCGCAGGCTGATGTAAGGTACCGAATTCAGGAAAGTGAATTCTCCATTGTGTATCCTTACGTGACTTCGATTTCGGCCAACCAACCGCGACGTACTTCATCCCGTCCCCATCAGTACGAAGCCGCGTAATATCAAGATCATCTTGCATGTGTTTCTGGGCTTTGTCGGACCTTGGTGTGTTTGGGTGAAGTTCATCTTTTATGACTGTTGCGCCAGCTGTAAGAGCTTCTTTATGCATCTTGCTGACCTTTCTTTGCATGTTGCCAAGGGCGTTTTCTAATTCCTCTAAGCCATCGATTTGTAAATTAAACATCACTTCACCGCCTTTGCCCTAACTGTGAGGAAATGAAGCCTTGAATGATTCGGTAATATAGACTCAATTTCGTAGGTTTTCCCTTTGAATAAGATCCTCATATGTTCGTCAATGTCTTCCCGGTGGCGAATGGTGAACTTGATTGTATGTTCTTTTTGGATAGCAGCTGCCGCATAATATTCAGCGCCTTTTAATCCCTCTGCTTTGGCCCAGCATTCAACCACGGTTTCCCAACCGTTGTCACCATCGACAGGTAATCGAGTCTTTTCTTTTTTCTGCTGAAACTGGATGCGGTGTCTCATGTCATTCAGCATCTTTTTCACCGTCCACAACCAAGTATTTTAGTTGATTCACCATTGTTGTGAGCACCCCGTCAAGATTTGATGTCGTGCCAGATATTTGCCTATTCTCATACCAGTGAGTCACAAAAGACATGACGGCCAGTTCTGCTCGTGCTAAATCATTAGGAAATTTCAGACCCGTTGCATTCGTGATGTACTCTTTTGCTGCAGCGATGAAATGTAAAATCAAATCATCCTCCGCATCACCATCAATGCGGAGGTATTTTTTCGCTTTTTCAAGCTCTTTTTGTTCTGCCTCAGTCATTTGGCATCACCTTTATTCAGATTTTGGGTTTTCTAAAGCTTCGACTTTTTCTTGAAGGTCAGTGATCATTTTCTGTACTTCTGAATTGATATTGTCCCATTTGACACTACCTTTACCGATTGTCCGGGAATTTACTGAGCCATCACTTAGATGTTCATTTTTAACGGAGCCAGACTCTAATACTGCAGCGTCACCCTTATCGCCTTTCGGTCCCTGCTCTCCTGGATCGCCTTTTTCTCCTTTTGGACCTTGAGGACCAGTATCCCCCTTCGGACCCTTTTCGCCTTGCATACCTTGAATGAAGAGAGGGTTTTCTTCACTGTTTCCTTTTAAATAAACAGGCGTGATAGGTTTACCGTCTGCGCCCTCCTCTGCAGATGTGTATACTCCATTACTTTCAAACAAATAATCTTTAGCCATGATAGATCAATTCCTTTCATTTTTTATTTTCCAGCGTCTACGGACTTATCTTCAGAAGGTGTTTCAACTACTGCTTCCTCACCTACAACTAAATCAGTAACAATTACTGCGGCTTCGGGATCAACTACTTTTCCGTCAAATCGTTCAATACCTCTGAAATATGTTTGATCTGTTAGAAATGCATCTGAGCCGATGTCAGTTGATTTGATCTCGAATTTTTGACGATCAAACATAAAGTATGCATTTTTAAAATCACCGAATAGAATATGAGTTTTTTGTTTATCGTCTGTGACAATCTCGTCATACACTTCAACGGGTCTACCGAATAAAAGGAAGCTATCCTCATTGCGTGGGTCCTCAGCTAAAATCCCGCGGCCATTTTTATCTTCAATGTTTGCTAACGTTTCAAATGCCTCTGTATTCATCACCCATTTTGCATTTTTTCGATAGCCTCTTTTGATTTGGTTTTTAACTTTTCTCAAAAACTTAATTGTAATTAGAGAAGGAGCTTTGAGAGATTTATATTTTTTACTTGTTATAATCCCCTCTACATTGTTTTCTCCGCCTTTTCCATAGAAAACTTCATCATTTTCAGTTACAGTTGCAGATTCAGAGAGCCATTCTACAATCTCCCTCACAAAATTAATGAAAGAATCATTCAATAATTCGTTTGGGATAGGCAAAAAGCCAGCAAATTTTTTGACGTTGTATGTGATTTGGTCGAACTCCATATTTTTGAGTTCTTTAATCGCTTCTTTTTCAGCAATGTTATATAACTTTCCTGCAGCACCCTTTCTTACTGGATAGCTACCTGCTGGTGCCGTCTTTGGTACAACCCGTACCAAGTTACGAACAGAATTTAATTCTTGAATAGACTTAATAATCTGTTTCGAAATATCATCCGGTACTGTGTATCCGCCATCCTTATCACTGCTAGATGAAAGCTGTCTATTTTCTTTTAAAACTTCCTGCAGCATTTTTCTTTCTTCGTTACCTAATTCATCATCACGACCAGTCAAGACCTTGAACCATGCATTTCTATATTCTTGCGTTCCTGTTAAGCTGCGTTCTTCGTCAGAAGAATCAGATTCAGGATCTCTTTTATGTTCCGGGACATAATGTCGGTCTTCAATTTCTGGTGCATCGAGTTCTCTTTCCTCAGACATCATTTCAATTCTTTTTTGCAGTGCCTTTGCATCATCAAGCATAGAGCGTGCTTCTTCATCTTTTCCTTCACTTATTAAATTCCTAGCTTCTTGCTTTTTCTGTGTGAACTGCTGGCGCAATTGACGTTCCTCTTTACTCATCATTACTGGCATAGATTTTCCTCCTTGATTTTGAGCATAAAAAAAGACCCACTATATAGTCAGGTCTAGTAAGTCTAGTTCCAGCTCAATCCTCTTATTTGATGTGTTTTTTTGTCTTTTTAAAACTTCTACTTTTTCTAGACTTCTTTCTCCTACAACAGCTTCCGTGTCGCTGTATGCAGGAGTTGTGACAAGTGAAATATCAAAAATGCGATTGATTCGATTGATTCGGCGCTCATATAACTTTTCTTCTTCATTTCTTGTCCATTCATCAGGTTCTTCATCACCTGAATGATCAAGGGAAAACGAAAAAGAACATTGATTGATTACGCCTGCTCTCAAATTCTTCATCAAATCTTGTCCGTAAGTGGTGTCTGTTGGCTCAAATCTAAATTTCAGCCCTATTGCATCAACAGTTAATTGAAGACTACCAGCGCCCGTTGAAACAGTGTTTCTTGCTAATGGATAATCAATTTTATGATTAAATAAAGCAATTACATTGGACATATCTGCTTCGTCCAACGCTCCACGGCTTATGATTTCCTTAAACCACCCAAGACGCTCAGACCATTTTTCAAATTTAAGAGCATAACCCTCTACATATTCACTTTTGTTTTCATCATCAAGTGACCTAACTTCAATTTCCGTCGTTAGCTGTCTGATTTCCTTCGGCATTATTCGGATCACCTCCTTTATGGCCAGCTTTAGCCATCTGATATTGATCTAACATATCTAGGAAAGTGTAGTTAAGTGAAACAAGGTGTCTGTCACCATCAGGGATAGCATTCTTCGATTCAAGAGCACGAATTTCATTTATATTCATAGCTCCTATTCGTTCCATAATTTCATAGAATTCAGCTCTTGATTTTGAATCACCACGCAATTCACTATTTACGTTAAATTGCACATACAACCCTTGTCCGATTTCATTATCAGTAAACAGCTTCGTATTAATTTCTTGTTCAAAAGAAACGATCCACGGCTGTAAAGTGTTCTTCACATATTCAATGGATTGATGTTCGATATTACTAAATGTAGCGCGGTCCAATTCGTTTATCTTATGAAGAGGGACCTTGAATATGGAAGCGATTTGAGCCTTATTGAATTTCATAGACTCTACAAATTCTGCATCTTTTAGAGGCATTGAAATAGATTGATAATCAAGACCAGCATCAACAATCGCAATACTTTCACCCGCATTTACTCTCTGCCATTCTTTTCTTGCAACCTCTTTTGCCTCTGGTTGTAACAGGGTCGGGATTTTCAAAATACCTCTTGGTGTTGCATCATTTTTGTATAATTTTGCATTAAACTTTGTTGCAGCAGATTGAGCACCAATATGTTCCCTTGCCACTTGAATTGGACTGAGGCCTACTATTCCATCTTCCGTCATTCCTTTAAAGTGCAGAACTTCTTCCGCATGTAATTCAGCTCGTTTGTTATTAATGATTGTTTCGTACCACAATATACCTGTGTTTGGATCGAGATACGGATTTGTATTCGCTGGATTAAGAGGGATTAATGTTTTGATATCACCTGTTTTATCTGAAAGAATCAAAGAATATGCGTTTCCCCACGTACAAACATGCGTCATCATTACTTTTTTCCAAGTAAAAGCTGTCATATATTGATTGGGCTTTAAATAGAGCAATTTAAAAACAGGATGGTCACGCACTCCTGAAATATTCTCTCCCAGCCTCCGAAACATATGGACAGATAATTTTGCTATATCATCCGACAAAACATTGATACAAGAAAAAACGTCAGGATGTTTTAATGAAGTCGATTCACTCACTTTCTCTCCACTTGCTGTTTTACCACCACCGAAAATATCAAACACCCATTGCGGGATCTGTGACATCCCCCAACCACTGTCTGAATCTGCTGATCTTTTAGAGAACATACCTTCTAATAACAATTAATCACCTCCTTCGGCTCATTAAAATTGCTGTAAATATAAAAAAACCACCTGTCACTAAAAGACCGATGATTTCATGTATTTTATAAGCTGCTATTGTAATAAAGATTGCCCCAGCAAAAAATACTAGGTCATTTAAGATTGAGAATAGAAAAATCATTATTTTTTTTATGGTATTTTTCATTAGAATGAAAAGCCCCCTGACAAAATATACTCATTCAAATCTAAATGATCATCATTTTGACTAGCTCTCACATGAGCGTTTATGAGTGCGGCTGCTGGGTCAATACGTTGCGACGATTTTGATTTATCAAGCATGATATTCTCCTGCGCGTCAATCTTTGTGACGGCATTCCCCATCGCCCACGTTAATAGATCATTGTTGTCATGGATTAATTTTCGCGCTTTAGCTTTCTCACGTAAATCCTTGGTCGGCTCGGATAAGGTTTGCACCCCTTGCCTGATCTCAATCATGACATATCCATCAGATTCCATCTGCTGCGCAAACTGCGTTGCGTTATATGGATCATATCCAATCTCTTTAATTTTCCACCCTTTATCCTTTTCCATTTTCTTGATGTACGCACGAATATAGTCATAGTCAACGACAGCACCATCAGTAAGAGTTAGCCAACCTTTTTTGACCCACAAATCATACGGTACCTTGTCAGTTTTCATCCTTTCATGAAACGTATCTTCTGGCATAAAGCCATGAGCTGTAACATAATACATCCCATTTTCGAGTGGAAATTCAAAACTGGCCGCTGTTAAATCAATACGTTTTGATAGGTCAATCCCTGCATAACATTCCTTACCTTTTAAATCTGGTAGACCTTCACTCAACCCGCAATCAGACCATGCTTGCATATCCATATATCCGTTTGATCGCATGTTCACCCAAATATCCATATTTTTGGTGAGGAAATCACGCATCTTTTCCGGTACATTCAAAGCCATTTCCAAACGCCGTCTTAAATAATTTATGCCAAACTCGTGTTTTGCAAGTATCGGATTTGCTTTTTCCCATTTACTCTCGTCTTTAATATCATCATCTGCATCTAACTCATTAATCATTGCAAAGTAATGGTCATTCTTCTCTACCATATTTGGATCTAAAAGACGAGAAGCAAAATTGTACTCGACACGGTAAGCAGGATTATTCAATTCAGGTCCAGCAGTTGTGATAATTACCATTAAAGGTTGTGATCTTGCTCCCATACCCGATTCAATAACATCATATATTTCTGATGTTGGGTGAGCATGATATTCATCAATAATTCCACATTGGGGATTAAATCCATCTCCTGTTTTCCCGGCATCTTTTGCAAGTGGTGTGATAATTGATTTTGTTTTAATATGTTCAATTGTCCCATATGCTACCTTATATTTTTTTGATGGTTTATTGAGAAGATCGCTACCCTCAATTTGAGCATTTATTTCTTTCCAGCAAATCTTGGCCTGCTCTTTTTTGGTGGCACCTATATACACTTCCGACATACTTTCTCCAAGCGCCATTGCTTCATAAGACCCAACAGTTGCTAAACTTTGAGTCTTTGCATTTTTACGGCCAACTTGCCAATATACAGTTGTAAAACGGCGAGTGTCAGTATCTTTGTGGACCCATCCATAGACATTGCCAAAAATAAAAATCTGAATAGGATCAGGATCAATATTCTCGCCTGCTAATGGCCCTTTGGTATGTTTAAATTGAGTCATCCAAAAAAGAAATCTGCGTGCTTTTTCTTCATCGAATACATACGGAAACTCTTCTGTTCCTTCTCGTTCAACATCATTCAAAAAACGTTGACAAGCCCAAATGTGTTTTTGGCAAGCTACAATTTCCCCTTGTAGAACATCATTTGAGTAATCAATCATAAACTGCTTAATTGTCACACGTTATCAAACTCCTTCTCAGCAGCCGTCTTTTCCCGAATCTCCTGCGTTTTGGTGATCGCTAGTTTTGCGCGGGCTGATGGAGTAAGACCAAAATCATTTGCAGCTGACTTCATTTGATCAAAGAAGTTCTTTTGTCTTTTCAATAATGGGTGTTCTTCTCCAATCAATTCAATTGGATTTCCGTCCTCATCAAATCCATCTTTATGAACCATGAGTCCATCTTCCTCTATCACCTTGGTAATAGAAATATATTGAGAATAGGCATTACAATAGGCGGCCAACATGCTGATGTCTGCCTCCGTTATAATGTCCACTTCCTTTAATAGCTCGGCAATCCGTTTAAATTCCTTTTTTGCAACCTTATCTAACCAGGATGGAGGTTTGATATTGTTTGATCGCATTTTCATTTTCTGTTCTTGCTCAGCACGCATTTCCAATTCGTTAGTATTTTTCTTGTTTGGGTTACCTTGTATCAATTGAAGCGTTGCGGATTTTGCAGGTCTCGGCATATTTTTCACCTCATTCCGTTTCAAATTTTTGAAATTCATGCTTGTTTTTGAGCATAATCATGCTATGATCGAATTAACAACAAAACCAGTCATACCAAGCCCTCTCGGTATTTTCACCGAGGGGGTTTTTCGTGTTTTTGGAAACTTTGAAAAGCGGTGTTTGTTTGCAGACGACGGCTCACCGATCTTCACGAAGCCGTTTCCTAGGGATTTAATGCCGGGGGGTACTATGACCCTCGCTTGCCATGAACCTTGTTGTGACAGCTATTACACATGCTTTCAAGGTTGTTTAAGTCTAATCGCTTGTTCCAATCCTGTTTTAGTTCCACTATGTGATGAACCATGTCAGCAGGCACGACACGATCTTGTTTTAAACAGCTTTGACAAAGGTAATTGTCTCTCATCAGAACAAGTTGTCTTGTCTGTTTCCATTCTCTTGATTTATAAAAACTTGTTGATTGTTTATCTCGAACATGATTGTTGTAATACTTCGCTTCCTGCTGCTTACCATCAGCATGAGTAGGACAATAACCATCCCTTGATAACTCCCTGCACCCTCGCACCTTACACTCCCTCAATGGTTTAGGTGGCATCTGATTCACCAGCTTTCCTTTCGCCCATCATCGCAAACAAAACAAACGCATGAAGATGCCCTACTTTCTGAACGGCATAAAACTCCCTGTACTCACGTTGATATGATGCTAGATAGGATCGAGTTGCTTCATAGGACAGAGTTTTACTAACATGTAGCAGGCTATCTATAGCGTGCCTACCCCTCACACCATAAGACCCAAGCATCCCTAACCCCCTGATGATCTCCCCATCTGCCCATATGCATCCCCTTTTATTAAGGGCTTTAAGACCGTTATACAATTGGTCTGTCCTTATTGCGTGTCCAATTGCTGTGTTGATGATTAGTTCCCTGAGTGAGTTGTCCATGTTGTGTCCCTCCCCAAAATAAAAAGCACCCCAAAGGATGCTATGAATTATTCAATCTCTGTTTCGCTTCATCAATTAGAGGAAGCATAAGACGTTTGACCCTTTCATGTAGCTGCGTATACTTTTCAAAACGTCGTTGTGCGCTTCTATGTGTCGTTGCTTGTTCATAAAAACTGCGCGCCTTTCTCAATTCTCGTAATTTCTGACGGATGACTTTATTTGTAGCAGAAACAACATTCGAGTTTCCACAATGAGGACAGGAGAAGAATTGAATTACAATTCCTTTCGCTTCTTTTATCTCTCTCACTTCCACAGCATAATATGTTTGGCATTTCTCGCACATAACATCATTCATTTCATATTACCTTTTTGGAGAGGGAGTCCAAAGGTTCCAAAAATTTCAGCCATTGTTGCTTGTTCAATCCCCGTATCAATTTTACGTTCTTCGTAAGGAACATATTTTCCATCTACCGTCATTTCCCCAACTTTTTTCATTTGTTGTTCAAAACTCGCCGCAATCCCCTTTTCATCTAATAGGGCTGACTTGTCTATTTCAATAACCTCAAAACCAAGCCCTCCATCAATAATCAACATCCCTCTTTTTAAATCTTGACTTACTTCTTCTCTAATCTCTTCCTTAGCATCCTTAGTAAGCCCGTAATCCGTTTTAATAACTAAAATTTTCATTTGATTTCCTCCTCATTGATATGAATTACTTCAATAGCATTTTCCTTCAACCATTGAAATTCATAGCAGTTGATTATTGGATTTCGATAATAGCCCGGCAGTAAAATTAAAATTGTTTCGCTAGGATTCACTCCGTCTAGCATTGCTGCATCCCTAGAAACATAGCGCGGGTATTTATATTGTGGAAATTTCTTTTTTAAATCTTGCCATAGTGCTCTTGCATGCCTTGTAGTTTTCCCTACGATGAAAGTCCTTGTGCGATGTTTTGAACAACCTTTTAAGATTAAGAGTTCTACCACAGATAACTCCTCCATATAAAAAGCACCGCCCTATTGGACAGTGCTATCATTCACGTTTTTCCAAGGACGAAGGTAAATGCCTCGTTCTTTATCCCAAACTAGATCATCTTTTGTCGGCAGCTCACCCATTGCTTCTCCGCGTTTATACTCAATCCTTTTTTCAATTGGTTTCTTACCCTTATTCCCAAGTGTCCGCAGATTAATATAAGTAGAGCCAACGGTATCAAATCCGCCCGTTTTCCAATTGAAATCTATATCAATCCGTCCTTCCAATGGCTCACCATTGTGAATCACTTCAGGAACTGAATGTATATCTTTCAATGTGATTTGTAGCAAAGGAGGTTCCGAAACAGTTGTTGCTTGTTCGGTACCGTGTTCAGTTCTTTTTCGTTCTTCGTACGGAACATATTCCCCAGATATCACGGACCATCTTGGGTCAACAAAGAACCCAGATACCGTAACGCCCTTATCTCTTAATATAGTGATAGTTGTCTCCTGTACGCCTTCTTCAACCAACACAGTATTTAAAAAGGTGCTGCTTTTAGCGGCAGATTCCCCGATAATCCGTACATTTGGATACTCTTTTGTATACATATTAACCATTGAATCCTTGACGACAATCGGTAATTCTTTAATTGCAGCCAGATGCGCAAGCGCTTTTGTCTTGCCGATTCGTCTTGTCCTAGCAGTGATAACGATCAAAGTCTTCTTAGTTAACGCTTCATCAAGTTGGTCATAGATGCTTCTGTAAGTTAAGTCTAAAAACATTTTCAACACTCTCCTCTTAATAAAAGCACCCATCCAATGGAAGGGCGCCTCACATTTATTTCTTCACTTGGTGCTTGATAAGGTTGTTGTACTCTTCAAACCACTCAAGGGGAATTTCTGATCTTGCTGATATTCTTCGTTCAATAGCTGCTACAAGATCTTCTGCTCTACGTTCATCATGTATAAACTTAGGAATAACACCTAAAGGCGGTTCCGTTGCCATGCCATTACCTCCTGTAATTTATTACACATCATTTAGAAAGCATTCACCATCCATATAAAAAGCACCTATCCAATGGACAGGCGCTTCACATATATTCATTCAAATAGAACTCTTTTAAATAGCAATATATTTTAGATTAGCTTCTATATTCGCTAACGGTGGCAAACCTAGAACAGACCTTGCTTCGTTAATTGAGATATTTCCAGAATTAATATCATTCAAAAGCTGTTCAGCTTGCATTCGTTCATCATCAACCGTCGGGTTTCCGTTTGATTCCTTCATGGCAATGGTTTCTAATGCTTTTGCATAGGATGGAGAAATTCCAGTGATGCTTATAGCCTGCGCAACCCACTTTTTGACTGCAGCACTACCCCCTACACCTTTGTCTGTTGCCGCAGGGGTTGTTTTATTTTTGTCGCTCATACCGTTACCTCCTGTCTTTATTACGCAGATTCAATCAGCAAGACCATTCGCCAGCATATCAATTATGCGCTCTTGCGCTTCCTTGAAAGACATATCCTCCGCATCAAAGAATGTATACTCTGATTTAATAATATTTCCCTTGTGTTTAATTTCAGCATTCACAACGACATAAGGAACACGCTTAAACTTTTCAATAAAATACGACTCGTCGAAAGGTTCTTTAACTTCTTGAACACGCTGCTCCATAGATGTCACGGTAAGTTCTACCACAGCTAACACCTCCATATAAAAAAGCGACCTCCGCAATGGAAGCCGCTCTCAATTTATCGCATAATACAATATTACAACCTTTTTCACGTCATGCTGCGCCAACATTACGCCAAAAACACGCCACTTTTACGCCAAAATTCAGCCAAAATAAAAAACACCTCTAAACGGGTGCTTTAAATACAACTTCATTGAGAGCATAAGCCAAGTCTAGGAACGTCTTTCCTTTCAAACGTGTATACGATCTTTCACTCATGCCAATTTCATTATATACCTGGTAATCGAAAACAGGTTCTTGCTGCATGTAACGTTTTATAATAATCTGTCTTTCATAAGCCGGGAGACGGTTGACAGCCTTTTGCACTCTTTCAAGATATGCATTTCGTTTCTGTTCCCACTCAATTCGTTTCATGGCCGTACTCTCTGTAGATGAATGAAAAGCATTTGTCACAGCTGGAGGAACGATACTAAATCCGGCAGTTATTTTAGGCAGCATATCATCGGGAACTTGAAGAAGATACAAACGATAATTGTCTAGTATACTTTCAACTCTTTTTCTCGTTTCTTTTTTATCTATTACAGGCGGTTCACCCAACATCAGCGTATCTCCTTTCTCCCGATCTCAATTCCTCTACCTTTCGAGCGATCTTTTTTCTTGCCCTCTCTATATGTTTTTGGACTGACCCTTTTGCTATACCATGAAGTGCGGCACATTTACTGAAAGATAGGTTATGACCAACAACAGTTATATAAATCTCTTTCTCCTTCTGCGTCAGTGTCGACATGGCGTACTCGAGTAAATCTAGTTCATTTTCGTTTACTGAATGCGGGTCAGATTCGGGAACGTGGTATGTTGAATATAGAAAGTCAAGGACTTCTGTTGTTGTGAATATTGTGCGTTCATAATAGGAACGGCGATCCATGCCACGTCTTGCGCTGGGTTGCCTTTCTGTTTCCATCCACTCAATCGCATACTCTAGGTCCGAAATCATCGAGCGGTACGTTTTCATTTCTCCTTCGTCTGTAGATGCTGCCAAACTCCTTTTAGTATCTGTTAACGCTGCTTTATATTCCTTGATTAAATCTTTCAAAATACCACCCCCTTTTATTTGCTTTTAAATGCCCCGCCACGCCCTCTTTTATATGTCGGGCGATAAATACCCATAAGCTCTCTTAATTCTCTTTCTGAAAGCTCCTGCGTGTGATTTTGAGCATATTTGTTCTTAGGAACGTCTGTTCTTTGCGTTGACATAGATTTATAACCCGCTTTTATAAAAGCAGCTCTCAACGTTTTCATTTTGGTTTCTCCTTTTCTGAAAATAAAAAAAGGGACACCAACCACACAGCGCTTATGCTGTCGTGATCAGTGTCCCCCGGCTTTCCGGTAGAACGGTTTATTTGAATAGCTCGCCTTCGTTGAAGTTAACACGAGTTACCTTATTGTCATGTGTAACGATCTTTGTTTCCCCGTGCGATGGCAGCGGTGAAAATCTCGCTTTACCATCAGATATAACGAGAACAATAGGTCCTTTTCTTGTTAAAGTCTCAATATCTATAATTTTACTTGGAATGTCTTGTAATCTCAAGTCTTTCCTTGCCTCCTTAATTTACATTCATGAACGCTAAAACTGAAATTGATCCGAATACGATATAAAAGAGTAGCAACCGCTCTTTCGCATTGTTCATACACTCGATTCCTCCAATTGAATTTTTGTATGATAGTTCTTCAAATGCTCATTCATTCTCGAATGAAATTTCGGTTGTAAGTAAAAGAAAAGTTTTTCATCTTGATCCGTCATTTTTATCACTGCCTTTTCGTAAACAAGAAATTCGATCAGCAATATCAAGGCGTATTGATTGAACTTTATCGCCTCTGCGTACCAATCTTTCACCGTCATGAAGGACCATGATCCAAATTGACGAATTTTCCAAATTCCTTGATGAAAGCCAGTGACACAGTACCGACGGGACCATTCCTCTGTTTTGCAATGATAACTTCAATGATGTTTTTGTTCTCTGTCTCTTTGTCGTAATAATCATCACGATAGAGGAACCCGATCACATCAGCGTCTTGCTCGATCTGCCCCGATTCTCTAATGTCTGACATCATTGGGCGTTTTTCCTGACGTTGCTCGACACCCCTCGAAAGCTGACTCAATGCAATGACAGCAATGTCCAATTCCCTTGCCATCTGCTTGAGCATACGGCTTATTTCTCCGATTTCTGCTGTTCTATTCCCTCTGTGGACTGGATTTCCGACGATCAATTGCAGATAGTCAATAATGATCATCATGTCCTTGCCTTCAAATTCCCTTTTCATCTTGCGTGCCTTCGCCCAAATGTCATTGACAGTCATTCCAGGTTGATCAAATATTCTAAGAGCGGCACTATCTAATACCCCGTTCACTTTGCTGAGACTACCCCACTCATCAACGTTTAAATGACTAGCTCTAATGGATTGAGCGTTAATGTTACCTATGCTTGACTGCATTCGTTTAAGTAGAGACTTGCGACCCATTTCAAGCGAAAAGATGCCAACCGCTCCACTCTTATTTAGATTGATTGGGCTTTCCATAAAGTTTTTTGCAACATTCAAACAAAAAGCTGTTTTCCCTACAGACGGACGAGCAGCAATAATGATTAATTCTTGCCGCTGAAAACCCGACGTCATCCGATCCAATTCAGTGAAGCCGCTTGGCATTCCAGTAATATCACCCTTCGGCGTTTCCAACTCTTGATAGATTTCAACAAGATCATTATTGATAGACCCATCATCGTCCGTGCCTGTTGCATCCTCTAAACTCATCAGAGAGCTTATACCCTCTTGTATAGTTTGACTCGTATCGTCGCTACTAGAAGATTCTTTAAGCGAAGCGCCTACTTTTGCTATTTCTCGCTTTTTCCAATAATCAATAATTAGATTTTCATAGAATGCTTGTTTTGCGGTAGTGATTGAGGCGTTCATCAATTCGGTTAAGTATTTTCTTCCACCGATCCCCTTTAGGTTTTCTCGTCCCACATGCTCAATAACTGACACTATGTCAATAGGGTCGCCGTTTTTATCAAGCTCTTGAAGGGTTTTGAAAATGGATTGATTTTGTTGTCGATAGAAATGAACTGGCTTGAGCTGTGAATATTTAATCAAGTCCGGCTCTTGTAAGATTGCGCCTAGATATTGTTGTTCTGCTTCGTCGTTGTAATAAAAAATAGTTCCTGTCATGATGGATCACCTATCCCAAGTACCTTTCGTATCTCTGCTTTATGCCGCTCGATCTGTTCTTGTTCTTCCTCGGTTGGTTCAGCCTTGTCCAGTTCAGAAAGATAGTTTTGTGTTTCCTCGATGTTCGGTATGGCAGCGGATCGGTCTGTTCTTGATTCTTTCGCTTTGATTAGATCAGCAACTTTTGGCGGAAACTGATTGTATTTGACATAAACGAACAAATTCGCTTCGATCCGCTCGTAATTCTCGGGCTTTAAGATTCTAGCCCAAGCATCTAGCTTTGATTGATCAACCTCAAAATGCTCGTAATATGTCTTGATTAGTTTTAGCAATTCAAGTGTCTCTGCTTTAGTCATCCGTCAAATCAAACTCCTTTTCATTCAAGACAGGGCTTTTTCTCTTTGCCTCTTCATGGCTCGATTTTATTCTCACGACCAAACGATCAAATTGTTTTCTTAGACGTGCAGGACTCAATATATTCGCTTTCCAAAACGTATCTTGTTGTGTCCAGTCGATTAAGTATTTGACTTGTTCATCCGTTCGCTTGTCGATCTGTCTAATCAACCTAAAATCACTTGCCCATTTTTCAAGGTTTGGTTTCTTAGCTTGCGGATTATTTTCAAGTATTTTTTGATAAAGAAAATTGGCATTCTCCATGTCACAAGGTTCATACTTGTGACGAGAATTATTTATCTTCTTTTCATTCTTTACATTCTTATCATTCTTGTTAGTTGTTAGTTGCTTGTTAGTAGCTTGTTGATTGCTTGTTAATTGCTTGTTAGGTTCATGCTCTGATGGTTGGTAAACCTCCCAATTGACAACGGTTATGAGTCTATTTCTGTTTGTTGATTCATTAGTCAAAAAACCGTAATTTTCAAAACGTTTTAAAGCGGTTCTGACGTTCTGAATCGTCACACCTTTTCCACAATTTGCTACTATAGATTCCAAGCTAGTGATCATTTGACCGGGCTTCACTGTGTACTTTTCACCTTTGAATTCCCATTCGTTCTCACTATGGTTCACCATCATTAATAACGTTGTGAGGACGACTTTTTGCTCGGGCGTGGAAGTCATCCAAATCGGCTTATGAAGCAATTCCCTATATAATTTGATCCAACCAGTCATAATAATCACCCTTGCCTTACTTTAGAAAATTTACGTTCTTGCTGTACGCTGCTTCATCCATCAAGTAGCGGAAACCTGCCACGAATCCAGTTACAAAGGCATCTTCAATCTCAAAACTTGCCTTCGCTGCGTGTGCTGAATCAAGGTCTTGCAATAGCTTCGCAAGATCATTTGAATTAGATAAAAACCCTTCTAGCTTCTCGTATAATTCGTTTACGGTATGTTGTGTTTCTAAAGACGAGTCAGACCACTCGATTTCTGTTGTAAGCGCCCCTTGAGGACCATAAAGGATTTTGGCAGCAACAAATTTTAGAACTGCCACCATGCCCGCATCATACATATGAGCCTCTTTTTCATCTTGACGACCGATATGCTCTAGCTTCTCTCTCGCTTTGAATACCTTTGAAGGTGTCCCCATTAATTTCATTTTAAAAATCCCCTTTTTATCTCAAATTTGATTATTGTATTTTTTTATTAATCATGTTAAAGTCTTCCTGATACCCTTCCTTACTTGCATGATCCTTTAATGATGACAAGTAAGAATTTAGGCTGATCCGCTTTGGATCAGTCCTTTTTATTTATTTATAGCTTGTTCTAACTTATTTTTCTCATATCTTTGAACCGCTGCCTCAACATTTGTGTGTGAAAGAATTGAGAAAAATACGTCATTGTTTTCATCTTCTAACACCCAATCATGAACAAAGTGACAAAATGTATTAAAATCAACTTGTTTAGGAATAGAATCAATGTGGCTTTTCACTTCTTCTGCTCTTTCTCTGCTGTGGTCAATTGACAGCAAGGACAAGAATTCGTTTTTTCCCATAGGGAAAAATGACAATTCGATAAGTTTAGCAATGTCTGAAACACGTTTAGGTCTCAAGAAAATGAGGTGTGTTACTTGGTGCATCAACTCAAAGACTTTTCTTACTTTTTTCTTTTCATAATTCTTTCTATACGCTTCCTCTAATTTTTCAAGCAAAGAATGAATTTTCCATAGGCGATTTCGATAATACCTAATGACTTCATCCTGCTGATCCAATTCTGTTTGAATACGTTTAGCCCAAATCAAAGCATTAAATTTGCTGTATTTCTCCACTGGTAGAACATTGTCCCATTCGAACACCTCCAGCAATTTAGGCCCCAAAAATTTGACAGCTTCTTCCCTTGGCACTCCTTCCATAATCTCTTTCAAATTAGCCTGCATGATCTTTTTAACACCGTGTGAATACATGCTTTCATACTTTTTAATAGTAGCGGTTAAGAGCGGTTCGATCTCCTTTACCTCTGTGTAAACATTCTTTAGTCTCTTATTCCATGTCGTGATAGTTGCCATTCGTTTTGTCCTCCTGTTTTAACCGCCCCAAAATTAGGTTGGTTCAATTTTTAGAAAATATTTCTATTCTATCTTTTTGCTAACCTCTCAAATTGGTATAATGTTCCTATCTGTTTAGATAGGAGGTGAAACTATGAAACTGAATCATGATTGCGTTAGATTGCTAATGCTTGAATTTGAAGAAAAGCTAGGTCTCAATGATGATATCTGTTTAAGCGATATCAAATCTTCTAAAATCGCAGACAAATTTGGTCAAGATGAAACAATTTACTGTGTCACTAAACTAATTGAGACCGAATATCTTATCGGCTCTATCCAAAGAGGCGGTAATGAAATTTGGGATATTATCGTCTCGTCTATTTCATTCTCCGGACATGAATTTTTGGACAACATTAGAGACGATGGTATTTGGAAAGACACTAAGGCGAAAATTTCCCAACTCGCTAGCGTGTCATTACCTACTGTGTCTCAAGTCGCAGCTGCGTTTATAAAGTCTAGAATTGGACTCTAGGTTTATTTGTTCTGTTCTTCAATGAATAGAGCTAAGTCTTTCAAAAACTTATCGAATTTATCAACACCTGAATTCCGACTAATAAATAAGAATTCAACACTTAAAGTGCTTTTTAGATTATCAGCTGGATTTTCACTGATTCTTTGCTGTTTAATTTCATAACCAGCAATACCAATACGTCGAAAAAGTTTAGAATCAACCTCTGTTGCCGCAGGGGTTGTTTTATTTTGCTTGTCGCTCATGCCGTTACCTCCTGTGATTCGATATTGTCTAATGAAATTGCAGGTTCTACCGGAATATACGCCCCTTCGCCTTGTGCTTTCAATTTTGCTTTGACGTTTAATATTTCTTCTACTGATGCTTCTCTCAACCGCAGGACACAGGGAACGCCGTTCACATCAAATCTACTGATAGCGGCGCCACGCTCATGATGCAGCAGTTCCACTACTTCAAAGATAGTACCGTTGTTGTTGCTTTCCGATTTATAGCATAGGACGAAACCTTTAAGTCTAATAACAGATTGAACATTTCGGATAAAGCTCTCACGGTCTACTGGCTCGGGACAAATGTTTTCAATCAAAAATTCCATTTGCTTTACCTTCTTTCCGTATGTTTTGACTCCACAATTTTGAGGAGTGAGTTTTTTTGTTTGTTTATCGGTGGGGTAACGAAACGTTACGTGATCTCCAGTCATTTAAAACGACACCAGCTCATAGCTTCTTCATAGTTTGACGGCTCAAATTTGAGCTATGCGATTAATTCAACATTTGACGGCGCAAAATTGCGCTGTGAGGGTGTCACAAATCGTGCTTCAAAAGTCGGAAAATGCGACCTTTGAGGATGTCGGTTGAAACTCCCCCCTATGTTCAACATAGTCCGTCATCTGCGGTGAATGAATACCCTCATTTGAAATGATAGTAATGCAGTACCATTTCGGTACTTGTGCCGGGCTCAAAATTGAGCCGGGCGCAAAGTTGCGCTGGGCGAAGAATTCGCAAAGCTCAATTTTGCGCTATGCGATTATATCAAGGGTCTCCACGTGCCAATCCATGAAATAGCTTCCTCAAAGTCTAGCTTTCTTAAATCCTTGTAAGTCGGCACTGCGAATGCGTCCCTAAAGTTGCGGTGAATGCTTGAGAACATACGACGTTTTCCTTCTGAATCTTCGCCATATCTTTCAACAAGCTCATATACACGTTTGTTGATTCGCTTTTGAATGACTGTTTGCTGATACGCATTGATACCTAAATTGTTTTCTAGTTTGTCGATCCTCTGATCTGCTTCATTCTGCTTTTGTTCAAGTCTAATCATCTGTTGAAGCTGCGGGCTAAGATTCGAGAAGTTTTGTAGGCTCTGTTCCATTTCGTTGAACTGGGTCACATATGCAGCAGTGAACAATACGCCTTTCTCGCCTGTCATTTTGTTGGCAACCATTTCACACCCTTGTTTTGTGAGTAGATAATGTTTGTATAGTTTCCCCGTACCCGCTTGGTACGTGCTTTCTATAAAGAAATCATCAGAACGCAATTTTGCGTTTTGACCTATTACAACTAAGTAAGACTCAATGCTCCTTACCAAATCCGCATGTCTTTTATCAACCATTTCAGCCACTTCTCGACTGTCTACCAAAAGCTGTCCATTCTGCTCAATTACTTGTAAATTGTTATTCATGTTGTTCCTCCTGTTTTGACTCGGAAAAATATCCGAGTGGATTTTAAAATTAGGTGTGCTGAAATTTCAGCGTACTGTGTACTAAATTTCTTGTTGCGCTCAAATTTGAGCCGATCAAAACTCTCGTTTATTCATGCGTCTGTCCTCGCTGTTTTTACCATTCATCCATAATTTGTTTCATGACTTCTTTTGACTCTTCATAAAACCAAAACCGCTTGCCTCTTTCCTTGCGTCTCTCAAGAAGTTTCATTCTTGGATCATGCAAAAATTCGTTTTCTAAAAAGCTCTTACTCATGCATGTTCTCTTTGACATTTCCTCTATGTCCCAGGTGAATAAAATTTCACCAAGTGCTGATTCTAATTGTTGATTAATATAGCTGCGAATTTCATCATGGTTGACATCCACATCAAGGTTAACAATGGACACAGATTCACCCCTCTCACAAACAATTAGATAATTTAATTATCCACTGTTACAAAAAAAAGATTTCACATTGACTTTGATTATAAAATTATCTATAATTCAAATATGGATAATTTAATTATCACCAAGGGTATGCTTAAGAGACTGATTTTTAAAGTAATCAGGGAATAATTTATCTGCAGGCTGATCAAAATAACGGCATAATTGAAACATTAAATCTCTGCCAGGAGTAAATGTTCCGTTTTCGATCATCCTAAGATAAACAGTAGATATTCCATTTTCTTTCGCCACAAATTGCTGTGTTCCCTTTTCTTTACGACATTTAGCAAAGTAGAGGCGCTTTCTCGCCATAATTGATTCACTCCTTTCGGTAGTTTTGATTATAATGGATAATAATATTATCCGTCAAGCCCGAATTGGAAAATATTTTTTCGGGAGGTAACAAAATGAGTTTAGGTGCAAATCTAAAACAGTTAAGAAACAAGAAGGGTTTAAGTCAGTATCAAGTTGCGGATAGATTAGGCATTCAAAGAGCTAGATATAATTCATGGGAAAATGATATTGCCAAACCAAGATATGACATGTTAGAGAAACTTTGTGATTTTTACCAAGTTGAAATGAATACTCTTATGGGTGAAAACCCCACTGACATATCTAAAGATAGTAGTAAAAGTTTAGAACAAAATGATACCGAAAATACTCCGAGCTCTATAAAAGCATGGCTGAGGCTAGAAAATAATGATTTAACTGAAAATGAAAAAGAAACATTAGCTGAAGAACTAGAAGACTATTTTTTAAGTAGAAAACAAAGAATACTGAAAAAGAGAAATGAGCAAAAGGGGAATGAGTAGTGACTTTATACCGCCGGGAAATCGACGAGGCTATATTGTTTGCAAATAGGGTTTACATTAAGTATAAAGACTTCATAAAAAATACTTTACAATTTAAATCAGATGCATTTGTAGTAAACATTATTCATCAGGAAGGTATTAATATTGACTATTATCCTTTTTCAAACGATATGTGTGGAATGTTTATTGATGACGAATTTGAAAAAACTATTGTATTTAACATTAATCAGTCACGTCAGTCACCGGAAAGAAGAAATTTCACACTAGGGCATGAATTAGGCCATTATTTCATGCACAGGGATAAACAATCTCAATTTACAGATAGAACCAAAGATCTAATGGATAATTCTATTAAACCCTTTGAAATACAAGCGAATGTCTTTGCTTCATATATCTTATTACCCACTAAGATTCTCGAAACAATGTTAATGTCTAAATACAGTTTTTTCAGAATACAGAAGTTAATAAAAATATCGTATAAAGCTTTATTTTGGAGATTGGTAAATCACTTAATAGAAATTTATAATCTTACCCAAGAAGAAGCAATACTAATCACAGAAGAATACCGGCAATATTCAATTAAAAAATTAAATAATGAAGCACACCATTTAAATGCACAATTGTTTAAGCTCACATATTTTAATAAGAAGCAAATAATAGATAAATTAAAAAATGAAAACATTGATATCTCATATGCCTATAACGAAGATGAAAAAGCACCCAAAACTAAACACATAATAGAAAATATTGAAAATATTAAAAGTCAACTAGGCTTATAACTTTCTAATATTCTCTAAGGAGGTGATGCCTAAATAAACGCCCCTTTTATTGCGTCTGTCCACGTGGAAAGGGCTGATACAATGAAGATGGAAAAAAGCAATAAAGATGATCATTTGTTTTATTATTTTAATGCTAAAAATGAAAAGCGGTGGTGTTATCGATACCGTTATTATGATGAATTTGGTAAGCGTCGTGAAGCCTCAAAACAAGGTTTCAAAAGTGAAAGCGAAGCCTATAGAATGCTTTTAAAGGTTAAATCTTCTATATTAGATGGAGAGATTAAAGAAATAGAAAGTACAAATTTAACTATTTCTAAGTGGTTTGATATTTGGATGGAAACAAACCGAGATCAATGGAAAACTCCTACTATCAAAGCGAGGGGTTTCACAATAGAGAACCACATCAAACCCTTGTTGGGGAATATAAAGATCAATAACCTAGACGCAGCAACATATAAGAAGAAGTTTATAAATAAGTTATTAGACAAATTAACTCCCGGTACGGTTCATGCCTACCATACAATCTTCAAAATCGGGATTAATGCTGCTGTCGAAAACGAAATAATAAAGAAAAATCGCTTTAAAAAGATCAAAATTAAAAAAGATAATCCAAGCACTCTGATTGTCGATAATTTTTATACTGCTGAACAATTAAGTATTTTTCTTGAAGGCGCTCAAGCGCTTAAAAGTATTTCACATTATACTGCACTTCTCATACTTGCAAGTACAGGTATGCGTAAGGGTGAAGCGTTAGGTCTAACATGGAAAGACATTGATTTTAACAATTGCAGAATCACAATAAACAAAACCCGTGATTATGATGGTTTACGCCCCCCAAAAACTAATAATAGTTACCGCACTATAAAAGTCGGGGGGAAAGTAATAAACCAATTAAAATTATATCAAAAATGGTGTAAAGAGTTAAAGCTTTCCTTTGGTCATCCTTTAAAAGAAGAAGATTTCATACTAATTAGTCGGACTAACGGAAAACCTATATCACCTAACTCACTTAACTACGCTGTCAATACTGTTGCTTATAAACAAAAACTAAAGAAAATTACCGTTCATGGTTTAAGACATACTCATGCGACTATACTGATAAGCAAAAGAATACCAGTCAAAGTTATTGCTGATCGTCTTGGAAATACTCCTCAAATGATTAATGACATATATAGCCATACTTTCGAAGAATTAGAAATAGAATCTGTTGAAGTTTTTGAAGAGGCTATGAATTTATAA